CACTATCAATATTAGCAGGAATATCAGGATCATTAGCTTTATTTTGATTAAGTTGTTGGACAACATAAAGCATACCTACTGTTCTTAACAATGCGGCGGCAGTTCCATTACCTGAAAAATATGATATAGCGGATTTACCAAAATCTACAATATCATCTAAGAAACTCATATAGGTGCTCCAAAGTTAAAATTGCTTTCTGTTAATCCAGGAACTCGATCCATTGACTTATCGCTTGCACCAACAAAGTCAATAGGATTAGTTCTACGACCTGTTATTTTATTATTCAACATTTCAACAACACTGGTGCAGGCCAATGTTAATGATACTGTTCCAATGTCTGAACCTATATTCAATTCGTCTGTAATATCAAAGTTAGATACTACACCTTGAAACTTACCTGCTGGATTACCTGCGATATTTAATAGCTCGCCTGTGGAGGGATTAAAAAAGCCTCTATAGACTTTTATACTACTACCTTTAATTCTATTATTAATGATGCTGGTAATATTGGTAGACGGAATGCCACTAATACTAATTGTTATCTCGCCAGGTGCGGCTCTTAGATTGTTAGTCGTATTGGTAACACCTAACAAACTACCTAAGCCAATATAACTTGTTCCGGCAATGGTATAAGGTTTATGATAGTCACTGAATGTTAATACTTGATATCCTGGAATATCAAGTTTAACAAATATATTAGTTTGAATACTTCTATAACTAGATAAGTCTAAGGCCATTAGATTGCCTCCGCAAAGATAAACGATCCATTCCAGGATATTTGATCCCTAGCAAATATTGTCCATTGCGGAAAGTTAACACAAATAACATTCCATGTTACTGCCTGACCAACAACTAATGTATATGATCCTGCTGTTTCTCTAACTGGTCTATTAACCGTAATGGTATTATTATTATAAGCAACATCGCTTACTACAGTATAAACACTGCCTGTCGACCCTACTTGAATAAAGTCACCCGCCTTAAATCTGTTTCCGCTGGCTAAGGTTGCACCACTAGTAATGGTCAATGTTGTGCCAGAACTATAAGAAACAACTACACTTCCGGTATTAGTTAAATTACCTTGATAAGATGAAATCCAACTTTGTCCACTATTATTAATTTGAACTTGACCAACAGTTACTCTATCAAGGTTTTCCATAGCTTCAATAAGTGGTCGATATTCTGTCCAAGGAGGACCGTCAGGAAGTTTAACTTCAAATGTCCATATCTGTCCACCGAGGCTGGTAGCTTTTACTGTGCCATCTCTACTTTGTGTTTGGCTTACTTTCTTTTTTCTATTAAATGATATAGTTTGAGCGTTATCAAATACTGTTTGGAATGCTGTTGTTGGCATTAATTATCTCCTTACCTGTGGAATGTTCTTTCTACCTTGTTCAGTAACAGCGTAGATGAAACTTGGATCTTTAGCAATCAATTGTTTAAAACTATTTGTATCCACAGCACTAATGTTATATGTTATAGATGTTCCGCCACCGCCACCTGCCATTGATGCACCATTTGGAACTATACTTCCAGAAGTTCGCGGTATGAATAATTCAGGACCATTTTCTCCAACCATATAAGGACTATTTGCAAATACAGGACCACCACTAGCTCTACCTGGAATATTAAATCCTAAGAATTTTAATCCTGCTCCTAACACAGATGTAATGTCAGCCTTTAATTGTATCTTAATCAAATCATTAATAACAGATCTAGAAAAGTCTGCAAACTTAAACTTGCCTGTATCAACAAAGTTATCAATTGCTGATCCCATGTTTGCATAAACTGCCTCAACCATCTTACCTGCCTTCTGATAGGCAGTTAAATTGTCACGAATGATCTTACTGACTGCATCCGTTGCCCCTTCACCAAAACTAGCAGTCCTATATCGTTGTGCTTCTTTTGTTCTTTCCCTTTCTAATTCAAGCAGGCGTGTCATTTCATCGTTGGTTTTAGCAATACGTTGAAGTGCATCTTCACGACTGATCTTGCCAACTTCCATTTCACGATTAATTTTCATCTCCGCTTCAAACTGATCATTCTTGATCTTAGCAATATTAACTGCGCTATCAATATCTTCAGGATAGGCTTGTCGCATCTTTTGTCGAACTGCTAATGCGGCAATATCATATTCGACTGCTCTTCTTCGAGCATCACCTTCAAACAATACTTGTTGTTGTGATTCATATGCATCAGCTTTACGCTTCTGTCTTGTTTTTTCAGCAATATCATCAGAACGTAATCTTAACTTATATGCTTCATCTTCAAGAGTTAATGCCTGATCAACTGATATTACATTTTTTCTAAGTTGTTCAGCAAGAGAGCCTAATGTATCTCTTTGTTCTTTTCTATTTCTTGCTAAGTCTTGTTCATATTGAATTTCATAAGACAGTGAATATCGTTTTTTATCTTGTATAGAAAGTATTTCACCCTCGAGCCCTAATGTTCTTTGTTTTGAAAAATTAGTTAATTCTGAAGCATTAAATGCTTCTTGCTGAGCTTTTGCAATATCTTTAATTTTAGAATTAACATCTTGATTTGTTCTTAATGTAAATGCCGCAAGTTCTTGGCTACGATTTACTTGATCTTTTGATTCTTTATCTCTTATCTGTTTAGTAAATTCGGCAATTTTCATTTCCCCTTCTAAACGGACTGCTCGAATTTGATCAAAATCTCTTCGAGCACTTGCTATATCGGGACTAAACTTATTTTGAATTGTTAAAATAGCTACATTAAAAGCAGTTGCCTGTTGGGCACTTTCTTTTACATTTTTATTCATATCAAGAATTAGTTTATTAATTCCAGTTAATGGAATTATAACATCATCAAATATTTTTTTCTGTTTGTCGGCTTCAATGTTTGATTTTGATAACCACTCGGCAGTACTTGTAATAATTGATAAATTCTTTTCTGGAGTATTTTCATCAAGTGATTTTAATCTATTTCCAAGTTCTCTAGCTTGATCAACAGTTAAACCTAATAATTTTGCTTCAATTGCTGCCTTTGCAGGGGTTGACCAAATAGAAAAATCGACAGATTTTCCTAATGCAATTTGAGTTCTTTGACCAACTTTATATACTTCATCATTTAAAAATCCATATTCTTTTCTTGTTTGTATTATTGTTGCGTTTAAATCTATTAATGCTTTTTGTTTTGTTAATTGTTCATTTAAATCAAAAAATCTTTTAGCTTCACTAGTTAATGATCCAAAAGAATTTCCAAGACCGGCAAGTGTTGATTGATTGGCTTGTTGTGCCGCTTGATAATCCTTAACACTAGTTGATAAGTCTCTTGTTCTTTCACTCAAGTCTCGCATATCAACACCGATAGCTTGTAATCCTATTCTAAATAAAGGAATACTAACTGCCGCAACTGCGCCTATGACTGCACCTAATACACCAAACCCGCCTAATAATTGTGGAAGTTGTTGACCGAATGCAACAAAGGCACTTGTTCCTCCAGCAATTTGAACAGCCAAATCTTGAACTTGAAAAGCAACATTTCGAATATTACCACCGGCTTCTTTAGTTGAAGCCCCTGTCTTATTTGCAGAAGCCGCTAGATTATCCATAGCTGCCGTTGTTTCTTTAATTTGAGCTGTTCCTTCAGCGGTAACTTTTAATACTAATTCATCTACTGTTTTTGCCATGGCATTATCCTAATGTTTTGCGAATATAACTTCGAATTGCATCAATGGCAGGTTGAACCATACCATTAGGTGATTTGCTACTATATCCTTCATTTAATCTTTGAGCATAGGCATAATTAGCATTAATCTCGCTTGAAGTTTTTGTTGTATGTCGTTTAGCATTGCCTGTTAAAACAGGAGTATTTTTAATAAAGACTGGATATGCTATATCTATTAGTACTTTAGGATTAATAGATGCTTCAATCTTTTTTAGTCTATCAACTGTTTTTAAGGCCATATTATTTTCCTTCCTTGGCTTTTTTCAGAATTGCCATCATCTCATCTTGACTCATATCTGGAACTTTTTTATTTCCAGTTAATTCATCAATCTTTTGATTTTCCCAAGACACCAGAACATTGGTTACAGTTAGATCATATATAGAAGCATGTTCCCTTACATAGTGAGGAAGTTGTCCATATGACTTAGCCAATGTTCCGATGGTTATCATTTCTGCGATTCCCCAGTCTTTGAGGTTGATGTCTTGGCGGTTGACTTTCCCAAAAAATTGCTTATCTTAACTAAAATTGCCAAGACAACAGAAACTGGAAGTGTTTCATCAGCACCTATTGAAGGAGTACCATCTTCCTTAAGAACAACTTGTCTAAGTAAATTATTAAGTAGAACATCATCTTGTTGTTCTTGTAGTTTGTAAAAATTAAAATAGGTGCTAATGCCCATACCATCGGAGAGCCAAAAGTCAATTGGTTCCCCAAACATCTCAACGATATCTGCATCGTCAATAGTTATTTTTACAAGTTCGGGTTTTTTTGATAGTTTGCTAATATCCATAAATCTTATTCCTTTCTGTTAATCAGTTCGTTTGTTAGCATGATGGCAAAACTTAATCTGTTCTGCGCTTTCTCTAAATCAGTTCTTGCACATTTAAGTTCATTGGTAGCCTTGGCAACCTCACCCAATATGCTTCTCAATATCTCTTCGTTAGTCTTTGAATCTAATATTTCCATAAATCTGCCTTTCAGATATATTTAAGTGTAAAGATGGAAACAGGGCTATAAAAGCCCTGTAATCCGTTGCGTAGTTTATTAGGCTACTGTGTATTCACCAGATACAGCAATCGTAATTGGAGTTAACCATACGGGCTGATCTGCTGTTACCTTTGGAGCCAATCCAGTTACATAACCAACGCCACTAATTGTTTTAGTGCCTAGGTTAATACTGAAGTTAGCCTTAGTCTTGTTAGTACTTAAACCAATTAGACCTTGACGTGCGGCTGACCAAGAGGTAGCTGTCGAGTCACCGAAGAATGTAGTTGTTTCTACAACAATGTTAGAACTAATGCTGTTGTTAGCAATAGTTGCAACTTGAAGAGCCGCACTTTCATTCAATTGTGTCCAGCTGAATACGTTGTTAGCATTACTGATCGTTACATCTTGCAATGTAGGGATTAGTAAGTTAGTTGCGGTTGTGGATGTAGTTCCGTTGATTGTTAATGTCAGAATCGGATTGTTAACACCGGCCGCGCTTTGAATATAATTTGTCGCCATTTCTTTTTTCCTTTGTTAGGTTAATTTTGTAAATCTAAATTCCAATTCTGTCACCATCAAATCGCCCTCAAAACTGGTTTTTGCGTCAACCTCACGCCTATAATAAGTTGTGGTAGTTGTTACGTCTTTACCTGCTCTTAGTAGATCCACGACGGCTTCATAATCAGAAGGAAGGTTTTTCGCATCTGTTGTGAAGAAAACGCTAACGGTATGAACATCTGCAAATATTCCGTGATTGCCTAAAATTGGTATTAACAAATCTGAAACTTGTTGTTTCAATCCTGTATATATTTTCTTAGGATTTTTTAGATACAATTCAACATTACTGTTAAATGGTAGCTCATCACTGATCCCAAAGTTTTTAAGTTTGAGTCCTTTGAAATATGCAATAAGTTCTGATCTCATCTTACTCTCTTTAGATTATATTTCCCGGGTTGTTTTTCTGAACTGGCAATACTACCAGAGTTATCAAAATCATACCAGTCGCCTGCAGTTATTAATTCACCAAAAATCTTTTCAGTTCTTTGTGTATAGTATGCCATCTTATTCTTTTCAGCGTTATCGGCTGCACCAAAATCTGCGATCTTAGGTAGAATATATTCAGACATAGCTAATGCTATACAAAGATCTGTAAAATCATTTTTACGATCTATAATTCTATTGGCATCTAATGCCGGAATATCAGCTATTGAACTGATAGTGGCAGTGCTACGACTTACATAATAGCTCTGCCACCATTCAGTTGAACGTAGTTTTGTTAAAATACGTTCAGTTGCTCTAATTAAAGAAGATTCGACACCGTCATCGAGGCCCTCATTAGCATCAAAAAGTCTTAGATCTGCATCAAAGACATCTTGATCTTCAGCGAAGCTAATAACATTACCACCGCTTATTATGAAAGCCATAATTGTCTCCTACCTATTAAAGAACAGTGGAGTCAAATGTTGCGGCACAGCCGTAGCCTTCGTAGACCACGCCAGTTCCATACATTGCTGAAGCAACAATATCAGTGCCTAGATAACTTGCACGTCTTTGTGTTTCAATTTGAATGTCACGCATAATGCCAAGACCTAAAGCGTCACGATGGAATACACCACCAACGTAGTCACCAGCGGCACCAGTGTTAGAGAAGTTCGAAGTCTCAAATACTGGAACACCAAACAACTGACCAACATAACCTTGAAGCATTGCTTGATTAGCAACATCACCAAAAGCGCCGCCTGTAAAAGCAACGTTACCGGTAGTTGTCAAAGCGGCTTTCAAGTCATAGGCAACAGCTGGGTGTAGAACCATTACTAGTCCATCAGTTGGAACACCACCATTCTTCAACTTGGTGATGGCTTGCATCAACAATGCTGGAGTAACAGTTGTGCTTGTGCTACCAACTGTGTTTGTAGTGAAACCGCTGAACTTAGCGATCAAGTCCTGGTCCATCTTGGTAGCGATTGCTT